GACCGACGCAGCGCCAAGGGGACGTGGCTCTATCTCAAACACAAATCGCTACTGGGCACGGTGGCCGAGACCTATTTGGCCGGCCGGAACATCCGGCTTGCCGCGCTGCCACGCCAGCCGAGAGCGCTGCGCTTCTCGCCGGGGCAGTGGCATCCAGAAAGCCGCAAGAGCTGGCCGGCGATCGTTGCCTGCATGACCGGGGCGAGCGGCGACATCGTCGCCATTCACCGTACCTTTCTCGCGCCCGACGGTTCCGGCAAAGCGCCCATCGAGCCGCAGCGCAAGATCTGGCCGCGCTTCAAGGGCACCGGCGCTGCCATCCGCCTTTGGCAGGGTGAAAGCGGCTTGTCGCCGGTTGAGGCGGCCGAGCGTGGCCTGTGGGACAGGCTGGTCATCACCGAGGGCATTGAGGACGGGCTGTCGGTCGCCGTCGCCTGCCCGGAATACCGCGTCTGGGCGGCCGGCACGTTAGGCAACATCGCGGAGATCCAACTGCCCGAATGCGCCGGCGAGGTGATCGTGTGCGCGGACAATGACTGGGGCAAGCCCGAAGCGGCGAAGGCGCTGGAGGCGGCGCTGACAGCCTTGGCGCGGCAGGGGCGGCCAGGCCAGCGGGAAGTGAAGGTCGCTCGTTCGCCCGTCGGCAAGGACGTGAATGACGCGCTGATGGCCGGCGCGGCCTGGGCTGGATGAGAAATGGGGGGAAGAGATGAAACCGACAGTCAGTCCCGAAATGATCGAACGCCATCATCTGCACGAGAAGGGCAATGAGATCATCATGCCGATCGCCAAAACAGCAGCACGCGCCGTTTTCGCAGCGTGTGGTGGCGACGACGGCAAGAGCTGGACGATGATCTCGGGAACCATGCGCAAGCTTGCCCATAAGGTAATGGAGACATATCTCGGCGAAAATCCCGACACTGAGGCCAAGACGCTCTACGAATACCTCATGAATTATCCGGCGAGCGCTATGTTGCCGCCGGATGATCGGGCTGGGCGCATTTTCGACAAAGCGCCCATCCCTTGGGCTGAGGCGCCTTTGCCAACGCGCGCTGCTTATGAAGCGTTCTGCAACGTCTATCGTGAGCTATGGCGAGTAATCCGCGCGCATGACGCAAAGATGGCGGCCGCCATGCCGTCCCGGCCTCGGCCGCGCCTGGTGCATGACGCTGCCGGCGGCGATGGAGCGGCCGAATGACCGATCAGATCCAGGAAAGCGCTTCATCCAACGTCGTAAGGGCGATGTTCGGCGAGGCCAGGACCGTGAGCGCGCCTTTGTCACGCGGTCCCGATCCGGGGGAACCGCTCAACGGCCTTCCGGCCGGCAAATGGAATGAGTTCGCCACGCCCTACGGGCTGCCGCCGGACTGCCCCGTGACGCCGCTGGGTGTGTCCGGAAACACCGGCTGGTTCATCGATCCGAACGGCCAATTGCAGGCTTTCGTCAAGCCCTATGGCAAGGGTGACATCCTCGGCCTGTTCCTGGGCGACGCCAACTATCTGATCTGGGCCTGGCCGCGGTTCGACAAGCAAGGCATCATCGATGGTTTTGCCGCCGAGAAGGCGAACCACATGCTGCTCACTGCCTGCCGCATGAAGGGCGTGTGGGAGGCTTCGGAGAAGGTGTATGGCCGGGGCGCCTGGTTCAGCCGCCGGGGCGATCTCTTACTGCACATCGGAGAGGATCTGAATATGAACGGACGCATGCTGCCGACGGGAGAACACGAGGGCTATGTCTATCCCACGCGCCCGCCGATCCCCGGTCCCTGGCCGGAGAAGGTCCCGGCCTCGGAGAATCCTGCGCGGCTGCTGCTGCCGCTGCTGCGATCCTGGAACTGGGAGCGGCCGGAGGTCGACCCGGTGCTGCTGATGGGCTGGATTGGCGCCGGCTATCTGAGCGGCGCGCTGCCCTGGCGGCCATCGGCCTTCATCACCGGCGACAAAGCGACAGGCAAATCGACGTTGCAGCGGCTCATCAAGCTGATCTACGGCGAATGGCTGGTGCAGGCGGGCGACACTTCGGCGGCGGGCATCTATCAGCGCCTCGGCCATGACGCGCTGCCTGTCGCCGTCGACGAGTTGGAGAGCGAATCCGACGTGCGCCGGCAGAAAGCGGTGCTGAAGCTGGCGCGCCTGGCCGCCAGCGGCTCGCTGATGCTGCGCGGCGGCGATCGCCACCAGGGCGTCGAGTTCCAGGCGCGGAGCTGCTTCCTGTTCTCCTCGATCAATGCGCCGCCCTTGGAGCCGCAGGACCTGTCGCGCATGGCGCTGCTCAAGCTGCGCCGGCTGCCCGACGGGCAAGCCTCTCCGTTCCTCGATCCGCAAAGACTGGCCATGCAGGGCCGGATGATCCTGCGGCGGCTGATCGATGAATGGCCGCGCTTCGATGACACTTTCGCTGCATTCAGGGCCGAACTGGCGGCCGCGGGCATGGATGGGCGCGGCCAGGATACTTTCGGCACGCTGCTGACCTGCTTCGATATGATCATGCATGAGGGCTGGGACGAGGAGCGGCTGCGCTGGCCGACGGCCGAGGGCGATCTCAAGCCGTGGCGCGAGCTGCTCAAAGTTGACACTCTCATCGAGTTCGAGGATGCGGCAGAGAACTGGCGGCTGTGCCTCGATTTCATGCTGTCGGTGCAGGTGGAGGCGTGGCGCAACGGCACGCGCCGCACTGTGGGACAGGTGCTTTACGAATACTACAACGTTATTGACAACATGAACCTTGAGCAGGCGCGAACGCTACTCGCTCAGGCCGGCTTGACTATCGTAAACCGGGAAAAATACATGCACGATTACAAGCAGGTTCCCTGGCTGGCGATCCCCAACCAGAACCCGCTGACCCGCATCCTATTCGAGGGCTCGAAATGGGCCGGCGAGCTTGGGGCAGGCGTATGGGCGAGCGCTCTGCGGCAAGCTCCGCCTGATATTTGCCAGCCCGGCCGGGCTAGGATCAATGGCGTTGTGAGCCGAGTCACGCTGGTCTCGCTGGAGCGTCTTTACGGACCGGAAGGGATTATGGCTGAAGTTGACACTGCCTTCCCGACCTTACGCTAGGAAGAATATCTTCCGGCGGCCGGGTGCGGGCCGGTGAACGCTCCGCCCCGGCCAGTGAACACTTCCACAAGCAGGCGTTCACTGCGATATTGAACGATTTCAAGGACTTAACGGCTCTATGAACTGTGTGAACACGGTGACAGCAGAAGGACTCGCGTACGCGCGCGCATATACGCGAGAAACATCATGTACACCCCGCTCACTCAGTACACCAGAGAGTTAAAAGTGAAGTACAGCAAGGGATTTTCCGGTGAACGCCTGCTTGCTGATGTGTTCACCGGAAGCACTCAGGGGTTCACCGGCTGCTATGCAAGGTAGCAAAACAGGGCATAAGGCGGCACAAGCGCAACCACAGCGCGCATAGGGCGCGCTGGCGCGGTAAAAAACGGGGCTTTTACTGATGAACGACACCAAGCAGGGACTGACGGCCGCGATCGAGGCGCTCGGCGCCGGCGAGGTCCTGCCGGCCGAAGCCGGACAGCCGGACCTGTTTGAGGAGGCCGAAGCACCGCTGCCGATCCCGCCGGCGGCGAGGAGCGGGCCGAAGGGCGGCCGGCCGAGGGGCAGCCGCAACAAGCGGACCGAGGAGTGGGTCGACTACCTGCTCGGCCGTTACCGCTCGCCGCTGGTCTTCCTGCTGGAGACCTACAGCCGCACGCCGGCGCAGCTCGCCGAGCAGATGCAGCTCTACAAGTTCCATGAGGGCAAGCTGGTGACCGACGCCAATGGCCAGCCGGTGCTGGCGACCGGCGAGGCGGCCGACATCCAGGTCAAGGCCGCCATCGCCGTGCTGCCCTACCTGCACCAGCGCCTGCCGCAGGCGATCGAGGTCAAGCCGAACACGCGCGGCCTGTTGCTGATCGGCGATTTGGCCGGTGATGGCGCGTCGGACGCGCTTGCGATCCCCTTCGCGGAAGTGCAGGAAAATCAATCACTTAGCGATCTCGACGCGGGAAAGTCGGACGGCGCGAATAGTCGGACTGAAGCTAGTGCGTTGATCTACAACGAGGAATCCGCCAATGGCCAATGATCCAAAATCAGTTGCCCATTGCTTGCCGAACGGGGCGGGAAGCGGCTCGCGCGACGATGGGGGGTGGCCTTCGCCGGCGGCCGGCCGGGCGGGGGGTGCCCCCGGAAATCGCCCGCGCCGATCTTTGGCCGGGGGTACCTCCGCACCGTTTCGGGATTTTGAAAACCGGGCGTGCCGCGAAATTTTGTTCGCCGGCCATGGGGTGTGGGGATGATCCCCGATCGCTTCCGGCAGTTCAAGCCGGCCGGCCCGGTAGCCTCGGCCTTCATGGCCGATACGACATCGGAGGTGCGCGCCCTCCTCGGTCCGGTGGGCGGCGGGAAATCGGTAACCTCTATTTTCGATTCCCTCAAGAACGCATCCGCCATGCCGGTCTGCACCGACGGCGTGATCCGCTACCGGCTCGCCGTGATCGGCCAGACTTACGGTCAAATGGAACGCAACCTGTTTCCCACCTGGACCGAGTGGTTGCCGCGCGACGGCGGCGAGTGGACCGATGCCGATTTCACCGGCGGCGGCGGACGCTCGGCCATTCACAAGATCCGCTTCGACGTGTTGCGGAACGGTAAACGGGTCGAGGTGCAGTTCGAGGCGATCTTCGCGGCGATCGGCGAGTACGCCGTCGAGCAGTTCATGCGCGGCTTCGAGCCGACGGCGTTCTGGCTCTACGAGATGGACCTGCTGCCAGAAGCCGTGCTCGACCATGCCATCTTCCGCATCGGCCGTTATCCCGCTCAGCATTCGCTGCCCGCAGGCGCGACCTTCCGCCCTTACGTCATCGGCGATCTCAACGCGCCGGACATCGACAGCTGGTTCTACCGCCGCTTCGAGGAGGAGCGGCCGGCCGGGCACAAGCTCTACAAGCAACCGTCGGGCCGAAGCCCGCGGGCGGAGAACATCCACAATCTGCCGCCCGGCTATTACGACCGGCAGGTGGCGACGCTCGCCAATCGGCCAAAGCTGATCAAGCGCATGGTTGACGCCCAATATGGCCCGGCGGGCGACGGCGAGCCGGTCTATGCGGAATATTCCGACGAGCTGCATCTGGCGAAAGAGGAACTGAAACCGGCGCCGCGCATCCCGATCCGCTTGGGGCTGGACCAGGGCGTACAGCGTCCCGCCTGCATTGGCGGGCAGCGAATGCCGAACGGCCAGATGCGCGTGCTGTTCGAGGTGGTGCCGGGCCGCATGGGGCCGCGCCGCTTCGCCCAGGCGATCAAACTGGAGCTCGCCGAGGTCGCGCCGGGCCATCCGGTTGAGATCGGCTATGCGGATCCGGCTGGCTTCACCGGCGCCGACAAGGAGGGCGGCGAGCTCGCCTGGGCGGAGATCGTCGCCGGCGAACTCGGCATCCCGATCCTGCCGGCGCCGTCGAACGAAATCTCCATCCGGCTCGATGCTGTCCGGGACGATCTCACCTACCACATTGACGGCAACACGCCGGCGCTGCTGATCTCCCCGCGCTGCAAGATGCTGCGCAAGGGTTTTGCCAGCCATTACCGCTATGCCATCCAGCGCGTCGGCGGGCTGCCGAAGACCTCGGACAAGCCGGAAAAGAACGACTGGTCGAACCCGCATGACGCCCTCCAGTATCTTGAGCTGGGTGACAAGGGGCGCTATGGCGTGGTCTCCGGTCAGAAGCCGGGCCAGGCCGGGCAGGCCGCCGGCGGCGCCTGTTCGATGATCAGGAACACCACGCGGATTTTCGGCCAATGAGAGAACTCTATCTGGAAACTGACACGGCGATACCGCAATGGGAAGCAGTGCACGCGGTAGAAGTTGCAACGATGCGGCGCGAACTGGGCGGCACCGTCGCGCTGCAGGAAACGCAGCACCGCCATATCGAAGGGCCGAACGGCGAACGATACGAGGTAGTCAGCACTCGGATACTCGTGGAACCATGATCGTCCCCTCCCTGCGCGCATACCGACATGGCGTGGTCTCCGGCCAGAAACCCGGCAAGATAGGGCAGGGCGCCGGCGCGGCAGGCGGCTGCTCGATGATCAGGAACACCATACGGATTTTCGGCTGATGCTATTGACCAAATGCGAATTGGATGAGCTGTTCCTGGTGCTCCAGGCTGAGGCCAAAGCAGAGTGCGATATACCGCAGAATGCTGATCTGGATCGCAGCGACCTATATGCTCTCAGTCGCACATCGCGATGGCGAGCCGCCTACGTTATCGCATCTCTGCGAACCGAAATCTGGAACGAAGCGATCGAGGCGGCCGCTCTTACAGCGGAAGCGCCAGACCGCATCGGCCGCGAATGGGTTCCTGGCAGTCTCTGGGACGCCATCAAAAAGGACACGGCGAGCGATATCCGGAAGCTGAAGATTGACCCAGACGCATCTTTGCCCGGATCGATTCCATGCTGACACAGACCTGCACGCCCGCCGACTTGGTCGCCTTCCTGGTAACCACAAAGTTGACAGTCCCTACAAGGCGTTATGCTCGCCTGCTAGTACAGGTGACAGCGGGCGAGGCCTGGGCAGTCCATGCGGACACTGAACTTTCCAGTCCTCTCGCCATCGCAGGCCTGTTCGCCTGGCCCGACAGGGAGAGCGAAGCCTGGTTCATGGTTGACAGGACACGTGCGGGGACCGCGCTGCCGGAATGCCTGATCGCACTCCGGCGGGTGCTTCGCGACGAAGGTCCGCATCATTCGAGGGGCATCATCTCCCGCGTCGAGCCCGGCAATCGCGCCGGCGAGACGATCGCTCGCTTTCTGGGCTTTGCCCCGGAAGGCGGCGGGATTTGGAGATGGGAATGGTCAGCGTCGTCAAAGGCCTGTTCGGGTCGAGCGACCAGGAAAAGGCGCTCAAGAAGCAGCAGCGCGAACTTGACGCCATCGAAGCCGGCCAGCGCCGCCTCCGTGAAGGCGGGCGAGGCCTGCTCGCCTATGTCGAAGACGAGCTCGGGACGCTAGGCGGCGCCCGCCGCGGTCTCTTGAGGACCCTTGGAGGCACGGCCTGATGGCTGAAAGCCTCAAAGAGTGCAAGGAACGCGCCGCGGATGCCTGGATGCGCAAGCGCTGGTACGAGCGCCAGCTCCGCGAGATTTTCGAATATGTGATGCCCTATCGCGATCCGGTAGGCCTCTCCGGAATCGCGACGAAGACCGAGGGCGATACCCGCACCGACAAGATCTTCGACGGCACCGCGCCGGCGGCATCCTTGCGCTTCGCCGGCCGGATGCAGCGCGAGTTGACGCCGATCTTCCAGGACTTCTTCGCCATCGAGGCCGGCCCCCTGGTGCCCGAGGGCGATAACAAGAAGGCCCTCAACGAAAGCTTCCAGTCCATCGGCAAGCTGGCAAACGGCGTGCTCGCCTCTGGCTCCTTCCACATGAAGAGCCACGAGATGTTCCTCGACCTGTTCGCCGGCACCGGCGCGATGAACATCACCGCCGGCGACGACTACGACATCGTCCGTTTCAGGACGGTGCCGATCAGCGAGATCGCGCTCGACGAAGGCCCATGGGGCGACATTTGGGGCGTCGATTGGAAGCGCAGCTATTTCGCTCGGCATCTGAAGGCTTGCTGGCCGAAAGGCGATTTCGGCAAAGGCCTCCTGCGGATGATCGATGACAGCCCGCGCACCCCGATCTGCATCCATCAGAACACCTATTACAATCCCTCCGAGCGCAGCCACTACCTCAAGGTCTGGCGCGACGGCGGCGGCGAAAACGAGCTGATCTGGGAGGAGGAGTTCCGCACCAATCCCTGGATCACGCCGCGCTTCTTCGTCGTGCCTGGCGAGCCCTATGGAAGGGGCCTCGCCCATCTCGGCTTGCCGTTCACCAAGACCACCAACAAGGCGCGCGAGCTCGCCCTGCTCGCCGCCGCTTTCGCCGTGCTCGGCCTTTGGGCTCGGCGCAACGACGGGGTGTTCAATCCGGACACCGCCCGCTTCGAGCCGCTCGCCATGTGGACGGTTGGCACCACCGGCGGCCCGCTCGGCCCGACGCTTCAGCGTCTCGAGGTGCCGCACAATTTCGACGTCTCGCACTTCGTCATCGAGGACGAGCGGCAGCAGATGAAGATGGTCATGATGGACGATGCCCTGCCGCCGCTCGCCGGCGCGGTGCGTTCGCCCACCGAGATCGTCGAGCGGATGCAGCTCCTCAATCAGGACATCGGCGGCGTTTTCGGCCGGTTGACGCTGGAGATCGTCTCACCGCTGGTGCAGCGCGTCATCGATATCCTCGAGAAAAAGGGCAAGCTCGGCACCAATCTCACCATCGACCAGCTCCTCACCCGGATCCGCGTCGTCGCGCCGATCGCCGCCGCGCAGCAGGCGCAGAAGGTCAGCCAGACTACCAATTGGGTGCAGCTCCTCGTCATGCTGTTCGGCCCGCAGGCGGCGATGCTGTTCGCCCGCGTCGAGCAGCTCGCCCCTGAACTCGGCCGCTGGCTGGGCGTCGAGGAGCGCTTCATCCGCTCTGAAGCCGAGATCGGCAACATGCAGAAGCTGATCGCCGGGATCATGGCGGCGCAGCAGCAACAGCCGGCGCCAGGACCAGAACAGCAGCCGGCGCCGCCGGCAGGAGCAGCGTTATGAGCATCATCACCGAAGAGCTGATCGAGCAGGCGCTCGCCACGCCGGGTTGGGCTGCCTTCGAGGATCTCACCAAGAAAGCCGCCGGCGACGCCAAGCGGCTGATGGACGAGGCTCGCACCGAGGCCAACATTGTCGGCGCCGCGCTCGCGACGCCCGAGGGCCGCCGATTCCTGCACTGGCTGATCCGGAAAACCCTAGCGCGGCCGCCGGCCGAGCAGGAGATGGCGGCGGCCTCCTCGGCCGAGGCCTACTCGATCGCCAAGGCGCGGCGCGAGGGCCAGGACTTGATCGTGTTCATGATTTTACACGCGCTCGAGGTGGCGCGGACGGGGATCCCGAAGGCCGAGCATTCGGGCGAGGGACGGAAATGAGGTGGACGATGAGAGCGGGATGGTTTTGGGGATTGCCGTTTTTCAATGCCGAGGGCGTTGGCAGCGGAGGCGGCGCGCCGGCCGGCGGCGGCGCGCCCGCCGGCGGGGGCAAGCAGGATGCTGGTTCGCCCGGCGGCAACGATGCGCCCGGCCTCGTCAAGGCGGCCGCCGACGCGGGCGGCGCTGGCGGCCAGAA